ATATTTGCATTAATTGGGTTTTCACCAGTAGGTTCATCGATGTAGATAGTCGGTGCTACAGAGTATCCTTTACCAGGATTATCGATATTGATGGTGCTTGCAATAATTGCGCCATTACTATCAACATTAGGTTGGGTTAATGTGCCACCGCCAGGAACTTCAAATGTAATTCTAGGAGTAAATGTATATCTAGAACCAGAGTTCTGGAGTTCCAGACTAATTACCTGACCATCCTCACTTACAGTTGCCGTTGCCGTTGCAGCTTCTCCAGCAGCGTCTGTAGGTGGTTCAATATTTACAATAGGAGGATTAAGGTTACTAAAACCTTTACCTCCACTTAGAAGGGAAATGCTTTGTAGTCCATTGACAAGAGCAGATGCAACAGCACCGCTTCCATTGTCAGAAACAATAGTTACCTGAGGAGGATACTCAAGTTTGTAGTTAGAACCACCATTAGTAACTTTAATGCCTGTAATTTCACCAGTATCAGAAATCTGAGCAACTCCAGATGCACCACTACCATAGGAAAGGATAGGTGCTTCAATAGAACGAACGTTTGCTCTAGAACCCAAAGAAGGGGGATTCGTAAAGATGATGGTGTCACCGTTGATATTGTAATCAACCTTGGGTTCCAAAAGTTCATTATTCAGAACGACCATCGTATACTCAGTCAAAATAGGACTGTACGAGAAGTCGTTTACAGTGATATTGAAGGTTTTCGTAGTTCCATTAAATTGACTATCAAGATTGTCAATTACCTGAATGTTATCTTGGAAGAAACCTTTGAGATATACAATGCTAGTCTGTTCAGACGAATCATTGAGCTGAGGAGACCTAGGAGGCGTTGTAAGGGTGATTGTAGAGGTATTCAGTACATAATCAACACCAGGCACCAGATACTCGCCATAAACGCGAACCAGGAGGTGATTAGCACTAGGGGGGACAACCAGATTGCTCTCTGTGGTTACAGAGAAAGTAGATGTAATACCGTCGAAAGAATTATAAGGGTTTACCAGAATTTGGAGTTTATTGTTAAACTCAGCGTATGAAATACCAGGGGTTAGAGATACTTGAGGCGAACTCGTTGCCTTTTCATAATAAACGATTTCGTCTTCCAGAAGAAAACTGCCATTCTGTTCCAGGAAGTTTTCAACAGACTCAACGATGATTGTCGAATCCGTAGCAGAGATGCTATTCAGGAGTTGCGTTCTTCCCTGAATCAGGTTAATATCGTACCTGTCGATATTTGCATAGTCAAGCAGATTTGACAGGATGTCCTGGGACAAACCAGTCTTTTCTTGAGACTTGTAGTAGTACTCAAGAAACTTGACGAAATGAGGGTTTTCGTCTCTGATGTACTGGGGCATTTGCCCCGCAACAAGCTGGGAAACCGTAGTATTCATTCTGGTATTATCTACTATTAGTTAAATCAGAAACAAGAAGCCAAGTCGAACAATCCGCCTGTGGTATCAGGAATGATTGGGGTCACTGTTTCAGGGATGCTTAAGAAGACTTCTGGCGTCAAATTATTTATCGGAATAACCGCAGGAGGTGTTGTGCCAAGCGGGGCAACTGTAATCTCGGGAATAGGCAGAGACAGGATTGTTCCAGTGTCAGAAGGATAAACTGTAGTAAAGTTATCAGGAATAACTTGTACAGGAATTTGAAGGTCAATACCACCTTGCCCAGAACCGACTACAACGGTTGTATCACCAACCACAACCTGTGTCTGGTCACCAAAAATATTAATAGTTGCATTAAGGTTTCCTGTGGTAATAACATTCACTGGACCGAAACAAACTCTACCTGTGGAATAATCTACTGTACCTGCGGTTCTATTTGTATAGACTTTGCTAGTACCAGAGTTATAGAAGGTCATCAGATTGCCAAAACCATCATCTTCAAAATATTGGTCAACATCAGGTCTATCAATGGTTCTAAAGGAACCAGAAAGGAGAATGGGTTCTTTAACACAATTTCCAGAACCATCATTGCTTGGATTTGAGTCATAAAGACTTGTACCAAAGTCAATACAATAGGTGTTGGTCTGACCTTGTAAAGGATAAATGTACTTCAGCAATGTTGCCTGTACAGAAGAAGTGTCAATCGAGTTATCTGCAAGTTCAATCGCTTTTTGTAGTTTTGACAGAGAGAAAGAACCACCAAAGTTGTTAATCTTCTCCTGCCCCGCATATTGAGCAATTCCCTGACTAATCAGAGACTGGAGTTCCGATTCAGACAGACTTGTCGAGTTTTTATCGTATAGAACGAAAATATCGGTAATCAGATACATGTAATCTGGGTCAATGATTACAGGTTCGATAGATGCCATCGCATACTTTTTCAAGTTGTTCTGGATGGACTTTTTAGTTGTATTATTGAGGGTAGTATTGTTCTTTGTCTTAATCGCAATGTAAACCTTGCCATAAACGGGCGGATTCATCTCTTCTCCACCAAAAGCAATTACACTATCAGCATTGGTGTAGATTTGTTTGGTGATTGTCGAATAATCCTCGGCAGTAACTGCTCTATACTGAGTGGAATAATATCTCGGGGCATTGTACTTAATACTTGCCAGAGATTCTGCGCCATCGCCGTAGCGAGTTCTTTCTTTGAGGGTCAAATCAATATCGGCAGCACCGACAGTCCGATTTCCGCTAGTAACAATCTCACCAGAGAAAGTTAGCTTGTTAATATCGTTCGCATCGGTTCCATTACAGCGAACATATTCAATTTCAATTACTTCACCGTCTACAAGTGCTCTACCAATCGTACCATCGCCAAATTTTAGTTCATATCTCGAATCTTCAACTTCATTCAAGAAATAGACTCTAGATTCTGAGTTGAGGTCAACAATGTTCTCTACAAGATTGTAAGCATCAACCTGTTGGGACTGTGCATTGGGTCTAATCTTGACTACAAGAGTTGTAGTGTCAATTTGGTCGGCAGGAATGATATATCTCTGCTTCTGATAATTATTAACCGTGTATTTGTACGTAATAATCGAACCTTCATACAAAAGGCAATCATGGAAATGTGCCTTACCACTCGTATTAACCGTGGCGGTTCTGTCAGATTGACGTACAAACGAATATTTGCCACCTGCTGCTACAATGCCCTTTTTAAGGGTCACTGTCTCTGGATATACACCATTTTCAATATTTACGCTCACTGCGATGTCAACACACGCTTGAGCTGCTCTAAATGACCGAGGAACGTAGTTTAGAAGCTTTGCAATATTAACAACGTTGTCTCTTGACGATGCGCTGTTAATGAAAATCTCGTTCAATGCCATATTAGCGTTGAACGAGTTATAGTAAGTATTATATGCTAGTACATCAACCAAGTACGACAATGTACTACCTTCAAAATCATAATCTGTGAACTCAGGACGAGTCCGCATGTATGATTTGATGGATGCTTTAATCTCATCAAAGGTTATTGCTGTTAGATTGGTTGGCAGCATTTTAGAAGTCTCTTGCTAGAATGAAATCAATTTCATAACTAATGTTTTCCCCAACAATTTGGTACTCCAAGTTTACTTGGATGCTGTTTTCCTCATAATTAGGAATGAGGTCCAAATTTGTCACGATAATTCGACTCTCAAAGTTTCTAATGGTCTGACGAATCTCATCTTCGATAGAGTTGAGTGTAAATGCGTCTAACTGTTCAAACAAAGCCGCATATACATCAGAACCCAGGTTGGGAGCAAAAGGACGCTCCCCCTTACGAGTCAAAATTAAATTTTTAAGTGATTGCTTGATGGCATTCTCATTGAGAACCTTACCACAATCATTTGTTAAGGGATTACGCGCAAAACTGACTGCAATATCTAAAAAAGACTTGCTAAATTGAGATTTACTCGTATTAATCGGTTTTAGTGCCATCCCACCTACAGGAGTTTTTCCTAATATGTATTTAGCACTGAAAACCGAGACGTTTATTTACTTTCCTTGACCACGATATGGTTTACGTGCGTTATTACGGGAGGTAGCAGCATATTTTGTATTCTTGCTGTTACCCTGACGAGTACACTTCGGGTTCGATTGAATAATTTTCTTACCAGAAAGACCAACTTTTGCTTTTGCCATTGTAAATGAGCGAGTACCTAGTAATTATACCACATTTACGCCATCATGGCAGCCTGGTCTGAAGCATTTAGTCTTGCTGACCATTGCTGACCT